CAGCTGCACCATCTTTGACCAGATCGGTGTCGTCTGGTGTTTCCCAATTAAAATTTGTTGTGTTTGCCATATTAGGCTACTGCTCCTATCGCTTTTTCCCATGTAAGTGTAGCATTTAAAGTGTTCCATTTCTCTGAGGCTGATACTTGCTCCCATTGAACTGCAACTTGTGAGAACTCAATCGGGCTTAGATTTATGGTTAGGAATAATTCGTTGAATCTAGTGCTCCAACGCCAGCCTTCAACATAACCCTCGAACTGTAAGGTTGGGGCTATCTGAACAGGCAAGTCTGTAATCCGCATTGGCTGACCCACAAAAATTCCTAACAAGGCATCTCGGTCTGCGTCATCAATGGCTGAGTTAGTCAAGGGGAATGTAATGCTGTCAAATAAGGGTCTTGGAAAGGATCTCAAAGATATAAACCGATCCGCCACATCTTGTGCATCGGTCGCATCGTGCAAGACCGTGTTGATTGTTTCGCCTCGGTAGCCAAAGGTTTCAATACTGTCTAAATCAATTGCACTTACTTGTGAACCAAAGTTGTTGCCATAATTAAGGAATACATCATTGCGAACATCCGCACCTCTAGTCAAGACCTTTAATCCTGCTCCAAAAGCTGTGTTTGCTGAAATCTCGGTATAGCCATTGTTGGCAAGGTAATTTTGTCTGTGTAAAGCATCGGCATACCCAATGCGCCCTTCGTTGTCCTCATATAAAACACCGAATGCGCTATCAGCAATAAGGCTTGCAATGTTATACACAGTATCAGGACTTGCGCCTCGGTTTGTAATTTCATAAACACCAGGGCGATCAATCTCGCCAAGTCCTAGATTTTCAGCATTTGCCCAAGTAATTATTGGATCATAACCTGCCCAAGTTTCAGCTGCTGGCACTTCGTTCCAGTTGTTTAAGAATAAATCAGATAGCAATTCAAACATCTGGTCGCCATCATCATCTCTAGCCAATGTGCCGTCATAGATAACCTTTGGCAGTTTAGCCAATGAACCTAACGCAATAATCGTATAAGTGAAAGTTTCGGCAAGGCTACTAGCTGATGCAACTTCAGTGGTAATGTCCGTGATGTTCCCACCAAATAAAGTCCTAAAGACATTGCTGCTATCTTTAACCTGTAAGGCTATTCCGTCATTGACTTGGAAATTGTAGTTTTCATTATTTAAAGCCAGTAAAGCGATCTGAATATAAGATGGAGTTGGTTGTGCGTAAATATCCTCACGCCCTGCTTGATGGGCTATATCAGAGATGGCAACATCGGTGTATTCCACACCATTGATGCTTAACTTATATTCAGGATTAAATACAGACATTATCTCGCTCTAGTAATGCCGCTATTGTAAAGTTGTGGTATTGATCTTGATGAGCTTTGATTTATGACCTTCGCAACCGCTCGAGCAGCACCCTCAGAATCAACTGATTGAACTGTAATGTTATTGACTGTAGTTCCGCCCCTTGCTGCGCCAGCAGCTAATTGTTGGGCTGTTGCTCCTGTGTTTGCAGCGGTCGCTCCACTTGTCGCAGCTGATGAAACTCCGCTTGAAGCTGAACCTATATTTGGCAAAATTGGAATTGCATTATAGGCAGCAATTAAAGTTCTGATGGCAGCCAAAGCAACATCGACCGCAGTTTGAATTCCTTTAATAACGGCAGCAATAATATCGATAACTGTGCCAGCAATAGTTCCGACTGTTTTTAATGCACCACCCAAAACATTGACTAAAACTGGAACAACATAATCAACAATAAATTGACCAAACTCTTGGAAAGTTTCTTTGTTGTCCGTAATTGCTTTTTTGATCGGATCAAAATAAGCAGCAAATTCTTGTAGTCTAGGAATTATTTGTTCAATAATTAACTTAACAAAAGCCTCAATAATAGGCAAAAGTTTATAGCCAATTTCCTCTTTGGCTTCTTCAAATGCTTGCTTTAATCGATCAATTCTGCCTTGGAATGTTTCAGCGTTTGCTGAGGCTGCTCCACCATAAAGATTAGTCAAAACCTTTGTGGTTTCATTAAAGTCCATTGCCTTAGCATCTGCTTGGCTTATACCAATGCCAAGTCTTACTAATTTAGTGTCTTGCCCCTCATAGGCTTTAGATAATGCTTCAACTACTGATCCAAGATCTTTTCCAGATCCTTTTGAAATATCAATTGCCATTGTAAGCAATTCTTGAGATTTAGTAGCATTTTTAGTAGATACGGATAATCTCTGGAAAGATTCTCTCAATTCATTATCGGTAATACCTGTGGCTAATTGAGTCTTTCTAATGTATTCCTCAGTAGCCTTTATTTGGGCATCAGTAGCCCCTGTGGCAGACTTTAAAGCAGCAGCTAACCTAAGTTGTGCTTGCTCATCCTCAATCGCTGATTTGACCCCATCAACGGCTAATTTGCCAGCATAGGCAACGGCAGCAGCACCAGCAACAGCAAAAGCAACAGCAGCTTTTTTTCCAAACTCTGCAATCTTGCTCGAGTTTTCCGCTACCGCTTTATCAGCTTCGCCAAGTTTCTTTTTTAAATCATCAACATCGGCAAGAATCGATAATTTAAGCGTTCTACTACCGGTTGCCATTAGACCCATTCCTTAATAATTCGATCAAAACTTTGTTCCCACTTATTAATCAATTCAGGCTGAATTCTGCGAAGGGTTGGATAAATGAACCATCCTCGGGATCCACGACCCTGCCTCCCAGAATAACTGGGAAACTGTTTGAATTTATTTGAACCAAACTCAATGCCACCCCATAAGGTTTGCGTAGTAGCACCACCTGAAAATTTTTGTCGTGCGAAGCCGTAGCTGAATTCACCGATCTTGCTCGATTTAGAAATGCTAACGCCGTCTGCGACTCTTTGCGCAACTTTGCCAGCCTTTGTTCTAGATCCAGCTGCTTGCTTAATTTCCTCTGATGCAAAATACGCCAAAGCAGCAGATTGCGCTCTTGCTTCCTCAGTAGCCTGATCATCCATAAGTTTGAAAGCCTTGTAAATATCACGAAGGTCGGCTTTGTTGTAAGCAATAGTTTCATTTGCCATACCTCGCCTCCAATACTTCGATAGCTGTTAAAATGTCCTCGGCTTCAACCCATTCACTCATTGGTATTTGTGTGGCGATTGCCAACTCAACCAATAACCTGCTTAGGCTTCCTGCTTTGTGGCTTTTGGGTCTGCATCACCAACAATAACATCTGCTACTGTTTCCATCCAGATATCCATTGGCTTGATTGGTTTGGATCCACCAAGTTCCCGCTTATGTGCATGATAAGCAAGAAACATAAGATCCCAGATACCCAGTTTCTCACTTGCTTGCCCAATGGTGTTTCCTGTCTGCTTTTCCCATTTTGCCCACTCAGGCGGTTGGGCTACATAAGTGGCTTGCTCGCCTGAGCTGTATTCAATTGTGATTGGTAGTTTCATTTTTTGCTCCCGTTTCTATTTTTTAACTAAATGTTTCTACTACTGCACCCTTTGAAACTGTGAAAGTAAATGACACAGTTTGTGCATCTACTCCTGATCCGCCGGCTGTTGGAAACTCTGGCTTTACTGGGAACACAAATTGCGCTCCTGATGCAGCTGTCAAAGTCATGCTGATATCTGTGTCTGGTGCTGTTTCAGCAGCAGCCCATAGAGCCTCACAAACTGAGTTTGCCTTGCCCCAATCAGCCAACATATCCAATTGGAATGTTCCTGAAATGTTTGTTGTCTTGTAAGCCTCTCCATCCATAGTCTGATAAACCTGACGCTCATTGACTTTGGTTAGAACTGCATTTGTCGCTTGTGCTTGAATATCTGTTCCACCTGTGAAAGATAAACCAACATCACGACCGGTAATTACGACTGTTGCCATGATTTCTCCTTATACTGTTTGTGTGTAGTAGGTAGATACTCGAACATCTGCGATGAGCAGCGTTGATGCACCAACTTGTGAAACTGTCGGTCTTTCAACCGAGCTGACAATATATCCAACTGGAATGACTGCCAGAACACTTATGATCAATTGCTCGATATTGTCGAGCGATGCTGGGTTGCTGTTGTAAGCAACGGCGACTGATATTGTAAAATTGATTTTGGCTCTGATATTGCTTTTGCTTATTGTTTCAAATTCTAAATAAGGTGAATCGGGTACGACAACTACAGCTGGAGGAATAACTGTTTCAGGCACATAACCATAAACATTTCCTGCAACGCTAGATAAAGCGGTTGCTAAAGGCGTTCTAATCTGCTCAAGGATTGTCTGATTAGGCATTTATTGACACATGCTTTCAGGATCCATATAACTTCCTAATAACCCAACGCATTTATTGAATAAACTTCTACCCATACGGAATGGCGTACTGGTAAAATCTACTCCTTCGATTTGTCCTCCACCGGCAAGTCTTGCTTGGAAAACTTCGACTGAAACTGTATAGACGGCTGATTGAACAGCTGCATTTCCAACATAAGTTGATCCGCCAGATAAGGTAGCAACTCCGGATGGGATGACATTAGTTTCGAGTAAATCGGCATTAGTGATCGATTGTGAAAAGGTATATTGTCCAAGATTATCTGCCAGCACAACTCTTGTTCCGTTGTAAG